CGCCCAATGAAGTGCACATCTCCCCGGACATTCTTGTGCCATGTAATTTGACCACAAAGTCCCGAAACTTGCATACGTTCAATCCACCTATTACCTCTTCGACGAGGCGCATGAACTCTGCTCCGGACGGGAGACAGCGTACCATGAATCTATATAGTTCAAATTCACAGGCGGACATCAACTCTTGCACAAACTGAGATTCGAACGCAGTATAGTCTGTAGCAATATATAAAGCTCCTTCACTATGGAGACGCTGGAATATGTATTCTGGTCTTTCTTCCATAGGAACATGTTTGATAAAGGCAGGATGATTAAAAACCTGTTCTTCTATCAACTTAAAGATGGGCCCTACTGCACACTTAAACGCATCAGAGCGCGAGTTAATCGCTCTGCAGTGCTTGTAGGACGGGTAGACTTCATCTTTAACGAAGGACTTACAGCTGAAATACTCCCGGGCCTTCACAGGATCCCAGATATCTTCCACTGCTTCCCAAACTGAACGCAATTCGTCCTTGCGCCATTGGGGATAGTTGGTATGCTCCAGCCACGTATCAACTGAAACATCTGAATCATGAGGGAGGGCTATTAAATTCTCCATGATCCAGCAACGGACAAATCTACGAAACTTATACAATTCCGTAGGTTTAGCCGTTGGAGGCTTACCACAAAACCTCTTCATCGCACCCGCATAGGCCGAAGCACCATCCGCTAGGTCTGGATGGGGACACGCAGCCGTAGCCACGTTAGCCCCCAAGGACACCAAAACAATAGCGCGTTTTTCCACATCTCGTTCTCGGAGTTTCGAAAATTGGCAATCACTCTTGATTTCTCCAATTTTATCTTGTGGAACGCCGCCATATCTATACGGATAGCAATAGAGCCTTGCACCTCCAAATTTGCGAGTGCGTGTTAAAAATCCCCGAACTGACGACGCTGGTTGCGTTTCCACATGCCATGCGCCACCGCCAAGGTGTTTTTAACTATATTTTCCTTCAGAGCAAGGAATTTAGATATATTTATGCATTTAAAGGCTGCCGCCGTTTGGGTCATCCTATCTAAGGCGACCGCCTCATCATCACTGAGCATGATACGGGCATTTGATGTAAGCTGCACCAACAGCTCAACGGATACAATCCTCCGTCGTTGGATCTTAACCACGCTATGGTGTTTTGTGACCGTGTAATTAAATTTAGCGTAGTAAGCTTCATACTTCATCTCACTTACCAGGTGAGATTCTGGCCTCTCATCACCGTGCATCCATTTTTCACCCTTACAGATCTTCTCAAATCGATAGGTGTGGACCACTGGAGTGGCAAAGAAATATGGTTGGCGCCCGCTCTCAAAGCACCTGCGTCTGTCCCAAAAGAAAACTACAATGAGTGTACAGACAGCAGTTGTGATGTATGGCCACCACAACAAGTCCTGGAGCATCTCAAACCAATACATGGCGAGAACAATCTGCAATAGGGGGACTACCCAAACAAAAAAAATAAATCGGAGACTTCCGGCCTCCTCGTCTTTATTGTTGTAATGGCATTTAAAATGTTTTAACATCTTAGCATGCTTTGCCGATTGTTGTTCCTGAAGAGCAGCTTCTTTAGCTTGAAAAGCTTCCAATTTCTCAGTTTTCTGGCCTAACTCTTTATTCAGGTTGGTGTTCTCTGTTTCCAATTCGACTGCCACCTTTCCCATCTCACGGGAACAGTCTTGGGCGCCCTTTGCCTGTGCCAGCGCATCGTTGACAGACGCAACGAGTGCCGCACTTCCTCCGGAGCC